TAAAAAAGACGAGTGGCTCAAAGCAAAAGCGTATTTAGCTTTTGAACTTGGTAAGTCCATAACTGAAATTAACGATTTACCTATGGATGAGATTGGTTTATTATTAGCATATAAAATTGAGCAGAAAAAGGAACTAGAAAATCATGGCAACGGAAAGAGTTGAAATTGACATTATCGCTAAAGGCAAACCAGCTGAAAAAGCGATTAAGAATGTTGAAAGAAGAACGGAAGAACTAAATCAAACTACCAAGAAAACTGGTACGGATATTGATGGTGTTTTAACCAAGATGAGAGCTGGTTGGCTTGTTGTTGGTGTTGCAATAACAAAAGCCTTAATGTCTGGTCGTGAATTTGAAAGAGCTTCTATTGGTCTATCTAAAGAAATGAAACGATTTGCATTAGAAACTGCAAAGTTGTCTGATGTTACTGCCACACAAATTGCTGGTTTCCTAAAGTCTGCTGAAACTGCTGGACTTAATGAAGTGCAGATGAAACGATTAGCAGAACAAGCTATCGCATTAGGTTATGCCTTTCCACACGAAGATGCTGAAACTCTACACGACAACCTAGTCATGCTGAACGCTACTGGCGAAGCTCAAGGTTTTATTGTTGATATTCTTGAGCAAAAATTATCCCAGATGGGTATTGCTTTTGAAGATATTGATTTGAAAGCTTTATCGGTATCAGACAAACTTAAATTAGTCAATGAAGTCGTAGAAGAATCATCTAAAGCTATGGAAAATTCTGGTTATGCAAGTTTAAACAAATCACTATCAGAAATTGATAATGGTTTTACTTCTCTAGGCGATACCATAATGGAATTTTTAGATATGATTGGTATTTTTACAGCGTTTAATAAAATTGTTCAAACGCTAAATGTAATAATTCAAGATGGTATTGTAGGTTTCTTAAGATTAAAGAACGCTATATGGGAAACAGAAGAAAATACTAAAGCTTTAAAAGATGCACAAGAAGAATTAAATCACAGATACGATATTTTATTTAATCGTAATGTCAATGAAACTTTTGAAGCAATTAACCACGAAACAAAAGATACGGCTAACAGTACAGAAGATTTAGCCAATAAAACAGCCAAACTAACAGAAGAAGGCGAAAGACTACAAAAACAAATGTCTGATAACTCTAAAGAGTTTAAGAAGTTTAGTGTTACTGGACAAGATGTAGTTAAAAATCTATCACAAGGATTTGCTAATTTAGTAATGGGAGTCAAGACTAACTTTCAAGATATGGCTAAAGGTATTATTGCTAGATTAATACAAGTTAGAACAGAAGCTTTCCTAACACAACAAATAGCTTCTAGTGCTGGTGGTGGTGGACTATTAGGTAGTATTGGTAAATTATTCTTTCATAGTGGCACAGCAGAAGTAAAACATACTGGAGGTTATATTGGTCATTTGCCAAGTTATCATTCTGGTATGCGTTCAGATGAAAGATTAGCTAAATTACAATCTGGTGAAGCAGTCATTAACAGAGCTGGTGCATCTAGAAATAGAAGTGCTATTGAAGCTATGAACGCTGGATATTCAGTTGGTGGTGGAGGTAGTCAAACAACTGCAAATATTAACTTTAATGTTCAAGCAATAGACTCAGCTTCATTTAACAATTACTTAGTAAATAACAGAGATACCATTGAAGGAATTATTAATAGCTCCCTTGTTAAGAATGGCTCAGTAAGAAGGACTATTAGACAAACTTTATAATGGCATTAACTAACAGAACATCCAACATTCTAGTTGACCATAGTAATCTAGAAGTAGAGGAATGGCACAAGCAAGGCGAACAAATACAGTTTGATTCTGGAAAGATACAAACAATCGTGTCTAGCACAATGCCTTCTATTGAAATGACTGTTAGATATAACAATGTTAGCCAATCAAGATACGAATCATTAAGAACACAATATGAAGCTAGTTACGCTTCTGTATTCATACTTAATGCTGGTGATGAAATAGACTGGAGAGATAATTATCTAGCTAATACTTCTAACACTTGGGCTTTTAGAGATTTTAGTTTTTCTACAGATGTTACTAATAGATTTACTGGAACAATTAGATTATTGACATCAGTATTCTTTGACTATACAGAATATCAAAGTTTATTTACGCAATCATCTAACTATTCTCCCACAACAACAACAGATACATCATTTTCTGCTTTATTAACTGGCAACGCTGTTCCATATAAAGTTGATTATAGTTATATTAATAATTCAATCTTTTCAAGTATTGGTGGAAACATTAGATTTGGTAAAGATAAATCATTAAAGAAGAAATGGACTGTATATTGGGTTCTACAAGAATCACAGTTTTTAGAACTATTAATGTTTTATAGAAAAAGAGGTGGCATTATGTCTAAGTTTGGAATGCCTAAACTTGGTTATGGTAATGTTGGTAAAACCGAAGCAGTATTTTTAAAAGATAGTTTTTCTTATCAAAAGCGTGTTGATGGTCTATATACTTGTCAAGCAGATATAGTTGAGGTTTTATAGTGGCAAAGACAATAACAAATAATGTTAGAAGCAATGACCAGATGGCAATGCTACATTTATTTGAATTTAAAATGGATAAAGACTTTGATGGAACAGCTGGAGAAGCTGGTGAAACACTATATTTTACTGACCATGAAATATTTGTTAATGATGGAACGAATGAATACACTCCATTGTCAATAACATTTGATAGATTAACAGAAGATGCTTCAATGCAATCAGATAGTATCAATATATCGATTGATAATATTAATGGTGCTTTATCATCAGAAGCTTTGGCTTCGGAATGGAGAAACAATCCTTGCAAGATAACTAGAGTAGTTTATACGCCACCACAAGAGGTTATTGGCTCAGATACTTATGATTATGGTTTAACTAATGGTGTTCCAACAACAACTTACCCAGTCCTTGATATTAGCTCATATACTAAAGATGTTTATGATTTATTTGAAGGAATCATTGATACATTTAGTGCTACAGAACAATCATTACAAGGCACATTAACTACAAAGTTTATACATTGGAACAAACCTTACCCGACAAGAACCTTTAATCAAAATGAGTTTCAATCCATTGTAGATACTTTAAACGACACACTTTATTGGGGACAACAAAAACCATGATGAATTGTTTTACAACTGTTTATAAACATTTAAGTAAGATATACAATCTTCCAAAGAAGTGGGAGGGTTATACAGATAAAGATATGGACATCTTTGTTAAAGAACAAAAGCGTTTTTTAGCAAGTAGAAAACATATTAAATTCTTTATGAGTTTTTGTCATAAGGTAAATAAGCCTAAAGCAAATGATATTGTTTTGACTGATAGGTCTGTTGGATGTGCAATCAATTCTTATACTTATTGGGTGTATAACGAAGATAAAAAAGATTTGGAATTTAAAAAAATAGATAAAGATTGTTTAATACTAAGGGTTAATAATGGGTAGTGCTGTAAAAACTGCTGTTGGTTTAGCTGGTGTTTTCTTTGCTCCAACTTTAGGTAGTTTAGCATTTGGTTATGGTGTATCTGCCGGTTTATCAGTAACAACTGCTGGATTATTAGCTTCTGGTGCAGTTATTGGTGCTACATTAGTTAGTGCTTCTATTGCTGGTTCTGCATTAACGCCACAAGCCTCAGATGTTGGTGGTGCTGAAGCGTATGCTGGACAGAAACTACAAACACAGAAAACTAACACAGCTCCAGTCCCAATTTTATACGGATACAATCGTTCTGCTGGAAACATAGTTTTTCAAGAAACTAATGATTACAACAATGCAAATAGCTCATCAAAAGGATATAACAGAAGTTATTGGGGTGTCTATGTAATGGCAGGACATGATATTAATGATTTAATATCTATTAAGGCTGATGACATAACTTTGACAGAATCTGGTTCTGGTATTTGGTATGACTCTGGTAGAGATAAAATTTTTATTAAAGGTCAATATATAAGCTCAGACACTAATGTTACCGCCCTATCTTTTCCTTATAGTTCTACTTTAACCGCAACTGGCTCAACTATTGGTTTATCTAGTGCTGTTATACCTGCTGGAACTTATGTATTGTTAGTACATCAAATCTTTGATGCAGAAAATAATGTAAATACAAAATTTGCAAATATAACAGCTAATACACAAGGCAAGAAAATAAAAACATTTACTGACTCATCAACAATAAGTAGTACAACCAGTTATTCATATAATCCAGCTAATATCGTTTATGATTTATTAGTCAATGCTTTGGCAGTTACAGATTCTGAAATAGATATTGAATCGTTTTACAATTCACAACAAAATTGCTCTACAAATGGCTGGTATTGTCATCTGGCTTTAATACAACAAAACAATATTCAATCAATCATATCTGATGTATTGGCAACTTGTCGTGGTCAACTGCATCATTGCGAAGGTCAATGGCGTTTAAAGATTGATACTAAATCTCAAACATCAGTAAAGACTATTGATAATGACGATATTATTAATAATTCATTTACTATATCAATGAAAGGCAATCAAGATATTGCTAATAAATTAATATTCAAATTTGTTAATGTTAATGATGATTATCAATCAGACCAAAAGGTTGTTGAATCTAGCACATTACAATCATTAGATGGTCAAACAATAGAAAAGATATTAGATGTTAAAGGTGTAACAGATGTAGGACAAGCTAGTGAATTATGTGAAATTACATTAAATACTATGCGTTATTCTGAAGATGCTTCTGGCAATAGGGTAAACCAAACCCCTTTAATTTGTAGCTTTGGTACTACTGTAAAACACGCTGATTTAGAGATTGGAGATGTCATAACTATCGACCATGATTTATTAGACAGAAATAGAAAATTTATGATATTATCTATGGAAACTGACCAGAGTGGGTTTTTGCTAATTACAGCAAGAGAATATGCAGAAACACATTACAAAGATGACTCTGGAACTTATTTGATTTAGGAGTAAAAAATGGCAATTACAACTCGTTCTGGTAAAGGTTCACCTCTCACTCATCAGGAGATGGACGATAACCTAAGTGCTATTCCAGAAAAAATATCACAAACATCTTCTGTAAAAGGGTCATCTGGAACAACAGCACAAAGACCAAGCTCTCCAGAAGAAGGATATTCAAGATTTAATACTGACGATAATAGATGGGAAGTCTATAACGGAAGTGAGTGGGTACAATCAATTTCAACGGCTAATACAGATGCTTCTGCTTTTGATTTTGTTGTTGATGAAGATGATTTCTCTAGCGATTCAGCTACTAAAGTCCCTACACAACAGTCTATCAAAGCTTATGTGGATACACAAATTGCTGGTATTGACGAAGTTGTAGAAGATTCTACTCCACAATTAGGGGGGAATCTCGATTTAAACAGCAACGATATTAATGGAACTGGAAACATTGATATTGATGGT